TCTAATATGGTTATGTTGAAAGACCTACCAATTTATAAAATTACAATCGACCCCGAATATTCAGAAGGCGAGGATTTAGGCGTTTCTGCAATCGCATTCACAGACAACCCAGCCATAAAAGTTAAAGGTCTAGCATTTAGTGGAGATACAAAACGTTTCTTTTCCGACGAATTAAAGTACCGAGTAACAGCGCCCGCCATGATTCCGATGGAAATCTACAGACGTGATGACGAAGCTGGCGACTACTATGTATCTTTTGACGAACAAACAATCGAACAAATCTACGTAAAGTTTATGCGCGACCTACAAAATCGCGACGTGTTCAACTTGGAACATGACACAGACCAAAACGTACCAGCATACATTCTAGAATCTTGGATAGTAGAAAATCCTAAACAAGACAAAGCCTTCACTACCTACGGAATAGATGTGCCTAAAGGAACTTTAATGCTAACAGCGCAAGTTACTGACAAAGACTACTATAACGAACTAGTAAAAAACGAACAAGTAGGTTTTAGTATCGAAGGCTTTCTAGGAATGAAATTAAGTAAACACATAAACAGATATAATATGAATTTCCCAGACGGAGAACACACAATCGAAGGTAAAATCTACGTAGTAAAAGACGGAGAAGTAACCGAAATCAAAGACGTAGTAGAAGAAGCTATGGCAGAAGTAACAGAAGAAGTTACCGAAGAAGTAGCAATGGAAGACACAGCTGTAACAGAAGAAGAAGTAGTAGAAGAAGAAGTAGCTACTGAAGAAGTTGCAATGGCTGTAGATCCAGCTGTAGACACAGAAGCTGTTTTAGCTATCGTTCGCCCATTTGTAGAAGAAAACATCAACGCGGTTATCGCAATGATTGCAGACTTGAAAAACACGATGGAAGAAATGTTAATACAAGAAGAAGCTACAGAAGAAATGATGTCGAAAGATGTTAAAATGTCAGCTTTTGATAAGTTTAAAGCATTCAAAACAAGTAACAAATAATAACAAATAAAAAACAAAAAATGAGAAATCTTAAATTTAATTTAGAAGTCGAAACTAACGCGCTTCTTTGCCCAAACCCAGATGAGTTTTACTCACGTGCGTACTTAACAGAAGACATCGCAGACAACTATCGTACTTTGCCGGGAATCAAGTCAGCGACTAAACTTGCAAACGTAACATTCGGTAACCTTCTCGCGCCTTCAACGTGTTCATTCACAGCACCTTCCGACGAGTTAAACGCTATCACAATCGATGTGTGTGCCTTAAGCGCGATGAGCCAAATTTGTCAATTTGATATCGAGCAATCTTTCTTGGCTTTGCAAATGTCACAAGGTTCTAACGGTGACTTTACCGTAGCTTCTTTCATGTCTTACTACTGGAACGAAATGGCTGGACGTATCGGAAACGATTTAGAATTGATTAGATGGCAAGGCGACACAGAAAGTTTAGACCCAGTTCTTTCTTTGTGTGACGGCTACTTGAAAAAATTGTGTGCTGACACAAACGTTATCGGTTTGTACACAGACGCTATCACTTCTGCTAACGTGTTGGCTAGAATGACTACGGTACTTCAAAATTCACCTACAGCGGTTCAGTCTAAACGTGCTGACTTACGTTTGTTTGTTTCTAGCGACGTATTCGTAAACTACCAAATCGCATCGGCTTCTGGTAACACATTAACTTATGTTACTGCGCCTTTAGCTCCTACGTTCTTGGGTATTAAAATCGTTCTTGCAGAAGGTATGCCAGTTAACACAATGGTACTTGCGTTAAAGACCGAACTTATATACGCCTTCGATGCTGATGGAGATTCAAAAGCATTACGCGCGGTTAACCTTGCTGACACAGTAGCAGAGCCTTACTTACGTACACGTGCTAACTTGAAAGCTGGTTTCTCTTTCACGAACCCAGACCAGATTGTAGTATATAACGTTTGTTTCGACTAGTCTTAACTAACTAAATAATCGGGGTGGGTCGAACGCCCACCCTTTTTTTTTAACATAAAAACATAGAAAACATGGCTTGTGCTACATTACAAGAAATACTTAAAGGATGTGACCCGAATAGCGGGGGTATTTATACCATCCTAATTAATCAACAAGATAACATTACTGCGGTAACTACTTTGGAAACTGGTACTAACTACGAAGTAACTGCAATCACACACACAGAGCCTTACGTAGCTTTGGAATTCAAACGTAATACGGGTAACTATACCGAAGAAGGTGCTATCGATTTAGTAAACGGTTCTTCTTACGTTACTCAAACTATTAACTTAATGTTTCACAGACGCGACCAAGAAAAGTCTAAAGCAATCAAAATTTTAGGTGCTGGACAACAATACTTGAACGCTGTAGTAGGCGACGCAAACGGTAAATACTGGTATTTCCCATACTTGCAAGTTAGTGCATACGGCGAAGGTTCGGGAACGGCTCGTGCAGATGGTTCTAAATATTCTTTGGTCTTAACTGCGGAAAATTCCGATTTATCCCTAGAAGTAGACCCTACTATTATTGCTGGTTTATTGGCATAAGTTACATTCTAGAAAGGTAACACTAAACGACCCTACCTATATGGTGGGGTTTTGTTTTTTAAACAAGTGACTAATTTAAAATAATATAGTTATGATTTACATTGAAAAAGGACAAGTTAACACGTTTGCTTTGACTCTTACCGAAGTTACAACGCTGGTAGACCCTTTTTATTTATTCGTTTTCGAAGACGAATTTAACACGGCTATAGACCCTATTCTTTGGGAGGGTGTAGATACGTCGGACTATCCATATAGATACAATCTATTTACGATGGAAGAAGGCGTAGACCTTGACTTATTAAAAGGGCAATACAGATATTTAGTATTCGAAAGTCCGATACCCGTAGACATAAACACGAACACAGATAATTTAAACTTAATCGAAGAAGGGCGCATGGTAGTTTCTGGCGTTCCAGTTTCTTCTATATACGAATAACGATGGGAATTTTTGACAGATTTAAAACAGCTAAAACAGAAGTCATAGAAGGCACAGAAGGCTATCAGTCTTTTAGTACGCCATTTGCTAGGATAGGACACGGAAACTTGTCTTTACCTTACGTAAACGGACGTTACCAAATTTCTGGCTGGATTCCTTTCGGCGAGGGTAACTTATTTCCAGAAACATTAAACCAGCTTTACTTTACTAGTCCTTTACACGGAGCAATCGTAGACTTTAAAGTTAACGCTACGATCGGTGCGGGTTACGAATTAAGAACGGACAAGCTAACACCACAAGAAAAGCTAGACTTGTACACGTGGGAAAAGAAACTAAAGTTAGCAAAGACAATTCGTAAGGTCACAAAACAGATCGTACTACACAATCGAGTTTATTTTAAAATCTACTTCGACGAAAAAAACAAAGTGGTTAAAATGGAAAACGTTAGTCCCGAAAAGGTACGCGTTAACCGTGCTAAAGATTGTTATTACTTATGTGACGATTGGTCTAGTAGAATCGATGTTATTCCAGTAACAGCTTACCACCCATTGAACACAGATAAATGTCAGCTTTACGCGTACGAAATTGACGCTATCGGACAAGACTACTATCCACTACCACAATACACAAGCGCGTTAAACTTTGCTTTTTTAAGTGGAGAACTTTCCTACTTTGCAAAATCAAACATTCAAAATAGTATTTTCCCAGCATTTGCAATGATGTTCCCAAAACGTCCACAGAGCGAAGAAGAAAAGAAAGTCTTACGAGATACCATTGATAGAATGAAAGGTGCGCAGAACGCTGGAAAAGGCGTTGCATTCTTTGCGAATTCACAAGACCAACTTCCAAAGATTGAAAGCATACCTACAAACCAAAACGACAAACTATTTCAAGAAGCATCTGGACTAAACACGGAGCAAATATGTTTCGCGCATACAATCGACCCTATCTTAATGGGTGTTCGTACGACTGGTTCTTTAGGTGGTGGCGCAGACATTAAACAAGCCTACGTTATCTTTGAAAAAAACGTTGTTATTCCGTTACGCCACATGGTAGAAGAAATCTTTACAGAACTTTTATCTATTTCTAAATTAAAAGCGGACTTTAACATTAACAATTTCCAAATCATTAACGAAACTATCGTAGAACGTGATGAGAAAATACTAAAAATAGTTGACTCATTAAATACGCTAGACCCTTCGATAGCTTCGAAAGTAATTGAACAAATGACACCAGACGAGTTAAGGTCTTTAGCTGGATTAGCACCATTACCAATAACAACAACTCAAACACCACAAGCGTAATGTTATACTTTATTACAGAAACCTACTTAAAGACGAACACACCTATTACAGCTAACGTAGATGTAACAGACGTAACGCCTTACATTAAGACACAAGCGGACTTAAGAGTACAACCGATTTTAGGTAGTGTGTTTTACAACGCTTTACTTGCAGATTATAACGCACAGACTTTAAACCCAGAAGAAGAAACGCTAGTAGGATTCATTCAGCCAGTAGTCGCGTGGCGTTCAGCTGAAGACGCTATTTTCGGACTTACATACCAACTTAAAAACAAAGGTTTACAAACACAATTCGGAGATAACAGCGGTTCTGTGTCACGTGCAGAAGTAGCTTTTGGAATGGAACACTACGCACAAAAAGCGTCGTTCTTTGAGCAAAGATTAATTCGTTATTTGTTAGCGAACAAGAATTCATTTCCTTTATTTATATCACAAGAAAATCGCGATACAGATTTACGTCCAATGATTGACGCGTGTAATTGTGTTGGTATTTGTGGCGGTGGATGTGGACGTGGTTACAACGATAACGGTTACAATAATCAAATAATGGTATTTTAATGAAGACAAAGTTAACCATTCTAGCTATTTCTACTATTGCAATATTAGCACCCGTTGCACCTTTAGTTTTAATAGCTGTGCTATCGATAGTTTTAGATACGTGTTTCGGTATCTGGCGTTCGGTTAAAAAGAATGGCTGGTGTTCTATACGATCAAGACGTTTAAGCCACACCATAACGAAGTCTTTGCTTTATTCGGGTGCGATTGTATTCATTTTCTTACTAGAAAAATACGTAGTGGCTGACATTTTAGGTCACTTTATAGCTATCGACTTGGCGTTAACTAAAGCGTTTACTTTCTTTTGTGTGATTACAGAAGTTAAAAGCATAAACGAAAGCTATTTTAGCGTAACAAACGTAAATGTTTGGGATAAATTTATCTCATTTTTAAAGCGTTCCAAAGAACAAATAGACGAACTAAAATGACATTGATAGAAAAGTACGTAAAGTTCACAAAGAAATGGGAAGGCGGTTTAAGTAAAGACAAGTCCGATTCGGCTAGTAGCTTTCCATGTCCTACACCTTTCAACGGAAAAACGGGATGGCATACAAACGCTGGAATAACATATAAAGCGTGGGTTTCTTTTTTCGGAACTGATAATGACGCACGTTTTTACGCTATGAATTCAGCAGATTGGTTTTCAGTATTTAAAGAGGGTTATTGGGATGGCGTTAAAGGCGATCTATATACGTCACAAAATATAGCAATTTTTGTTACGGGTATGGCGTGGGGTTCTGGTGTTAAACAAGCTGGTAAGTCATTACAAATTGCTATCAATCATTGTGGCTTATTGTGTAGCGTAGATGGCGTAATAGGCAATAAAACAATAGCTTGTGCTAATTCTATCGAACCACGTAAATTATTTGACGCTTTAGTAGCTGAAAGAAAACGTTTCTTTTATGCAATCGGTACTGGTAAAAACGCAAAATTTCTAACGGGATGGCTAAACAGATTAAACGATTATCAATTTACCTTTCGACCTTAATTTTATTAGGTTCGTGTTCGGCTCATTACCACGTAGTAAAAGCAATCAAAAAAGGCTATCGATGTGACGAAACTAGCGACACAATCAAGATAAATTCTATTGACTCGATTCCGTACGTTTTAAACGACTCAATTTATTGGGAAAGGATAGTAGTCCAAAAAGATACAATCGTTCGTTACAAGGCTTCTTTCGTGCCTAAAACACGATTCCTG